GAATGTGGATTACAAGATAAACCTGATATCCATATTCGCAAACAAGACATGAGATCATATAGTGTAGATGTTCATAATGCGAAGTGTATGAATAATCGTAAAGGATTAGGATGGCGTACCAATTGGGAAATTCTTCAAGATGAAGCAAGAGCAAAACTAGATTTAACTTGTAAAGAGCCTATTCTGATTAATACCAAATCTACAAAATCTAAGAAGAAAAATTTTCCTGCGACGCTTGACTTTATTCTTTGAATATAGTATAATTAAATTGTATGGTTGATTACAACATGCTGATGGTGACAAAAGAATCCTTCCTCCAGAAAATCGAAAGTTCTTCATTCCTCTCTAAATTTTCAGATAAAACTTTTGCTCAGAATTTCTACGCTGCTCTTTGTAATACGGAGTGGGTAGATTCTGAGCAGAACACATTTTTCTTTTCTTGGCGAGGTGCTGGTGCTTTAGTTGCATCTATTCGCAATCGCTTCTTTGAATCCAAAGAAGATTATATGGATTATTACTGCTCAGGAATTAAAATAGATTGGGATGATGATATTTCTCCATTTGTCGAAGAAGGTTTCGTTACTCAAGAGATTTCAGAATGTATGTCTTCGATTGGTGTTGTGATGATATCTGGTCCAGAATTATATGATGATGAATATTTCAAAGATCTAGATGGTCTCTGCTAAATATTCTTAAAGGATAACAAAAACTATGATCCTACTTGATCTAAACCAAATCGTTGTGTCTAATCTGATGCAACAAATCAATATTTCAAAAGATGATAAAGTCGAAGAAGACTTTCTTCGACACATGATCTTAAACGCAATTCGTTCAGTTCGTTCTAAGTTTTCTGACCAATATGGTGAACTTATTATCTGTTCTGATTCGTTTAATTATTGGCGCAAGGAACTGTTCCCACACTACAAGGCAAATCGTAAGAAGTCACGTGACAACTCAATCTTTGATTGGAACGCAATCTTCAAGACAATCAATAAAATTAAGAACGAGATTAAAGATAATTTTCCTTATCACTATATCGAGATTCATACTGCCGAAGCAGACGATATTATCGCAACTCTCACGAAGCATTATCATGCTTCTGAGAATATCTTAATCGTATCTGGTGATAAAGACTTCGTTCAGTTGCAGAAGTATCCAAATGTTTCTCAGTATTCAACTATCTCTAAATCCTGGATTAAAGAATCTAATCCAAAGTATTTCTTACTTGAGAAAGTTTTAACTGGTGATGGTGGTGATGGTATTCCGAATTTCTTATCAGACGATGATGTATTTGTAAACGATTCTAAGAGACAGAAGAGACTAACTAAGAAGAAGATTGATCTTATTATGTCTGCTAAGAATCCTCAATCTATCTTGACTGAATCAGAATATCGTGGTTATATGAGAAATAAATATCTCATCGACTTCGACTATATTCCTGAATCACTAGAAAAGAAAGTCTTAGAAGAATTACAGAAACCTATTGAAGCAACTTCTACGAATGTTTATAAATATCTAATGAGGAATGGATTGAAGGCATTACTCAATAACATTGGAGATTTTTAATGTTTCAGAAACCAGTACAGAAAATTCTAGAAGAAGCTAATAGCATCCAGAATGCAGAAGAACGTGCAGAATTTATGAAGAAGAATATGCGATTGTCAGTCGCAAAGGTCTTGGCAATCTTTCATAATGAAAGCATTGAATTCGAAAAGTTCAAGGATGTGGCTTATAGCACAAAACACAATAAAGCAGGAATCTCAGATTCGACTTTAGATCACGAAATTAAGAGGTTATATATTTTCCAAAAGAAATCTCCTCTTGATCCTGATCGAAAGAAAGTTAAGTTAATTCAGATCTAGAAAGTATGCACGGCGAAGAATCTGATTTTGTATGGAATAATCTCATTCAAAAGAAGAATCCATATAAGAATCTAAACAAGAACTTTATCAAGAAATATTTCCCAAATATTTTGGATCTAACTATTGATAGAGCATAAGATATATTATATAATTAATTGAAAGGTATAAAATTATGGCAACCAAAACTAAGACAAATGCAATTCATCTTGATCCATTTACTGCGAAAGTTCTAAGCAACTTCGCAACAATTAATAACGGAATTGTTATTAAGTCTGGATCTGAGATTCGTACGATGACAGAAGGCAAGACAGTTCTAGCAGAAGCAACAGTTCCTGATGTATTTCCTGTAGATTTCGCAATCTATGATGTACGTCAGCTATTAAGTTTTATGGGAAGTATGTTCGACAATCCATCGATTGAATTCTTCGATAATCATTTGAAGATTTCTTCAGGTTCTGACGTAACAAAGATTTTCTATTGTAATTCTGATCTTGTTGCTTCTCCGTCTAAGCGAATCACAATGCCTTCAGAAGATATCACTTTCCAACTTTCTGAAGACACAATACATCGTATCAGCAAGGCATCATCAATTCTAAGTGTTGATGATCTTCAATTTAGTTCTTCTGATTCTGATGTTGTTAACATCTCAGTTCTAGATAAGACTAATTCTGCAACAAATACTTGGTCTTCTTCTACAACTGGAACTTTTGATAAACCATTTAATGTCTATCTAAAGATTGATAATCTTAAGATGTTAGAAGGAGATTATCAAGTAACAATCTCAAATAAGGGAATTACTTGTTTCAAGAATATGCGTTCTGATTTGAAATACTTTATCGCCGCAGAAGGCGATTCTAAGTTCTAATTTCAAAGCATTTTGATACAACTCCGAACAGTGGTATAATAAAAATATACCGCTGTTTTTCATTTTATAATATGAGGTTTCTCTATGAATAAGGTTCACACAATATGGGCAGAAAAATTTCGTCCACAAACTATTGATGAGTGTATTCTTCCGAATGAAACAAAGACTGCTTTTAAGAACTTTGTTGAGAAGAAAGATATTCCTAATATGCTTCTATCAGGAAAGCCTGGTATTGGTAAAACTACAGTTGCTCTGGCAATGTGTAAGGAATTAGATTGTGATGTTCTATTTATTAAAGGATCTGATGAAAACGGTATTGATGTTCTACGAGGAAAGATTAATACTCTCGCTTCAACAGTTTCTCTTTCTGGTGGTATGAAGGTTGTTATTATCGATGAAGGAGATTTCCTTTCTCCTAATATGATGGCTGGTCTTCGTAATGCCATCAACGAGTTCTCAAAAAATTGTAGATTCATCATCACATGCAATTATCTACACAAGATCACTGGTCCACTCAACTCTCGTTTGACTGCTTTCGAGTTTTCGATCAGCTCAAAAGAGAAAGCAAAGTTGGCTGCTCTCTTCATGAAGAGAGTTGAAACTGTTCTTCAACAAGAAAATGTTGAATATGATAAGAAAGTTCTTGCTGAAGTAATCATCAAGTTCTTTCCAGATTTCCGAAAGACATTATCTGAGTTACAGCGTTACTATGACATGAACGGTAAGATCGATGTTGGTGTACTGTCTCACATCCAAAATATCTCTATCAAACAGTTGATGGGTAATCTGAAGAACAGAGAATTCTCTAACATGAGAAAGTGGGTTGCTGAGAATTTAGAATCTGATCCATCTACAGTTGTTCGAACTGTATTTGAGTCTCTTGAAGATTATCTGCTACCTGCTTCTATTCCTGCTGCGATCTTAATTCTTGCAGATTATCAGTACAAGGCTGCGTTTGTTGCAGATCATGAGATTAATATGACTGCTATGTTTACTCAGATCATGGCAGATTGTACATTTAAGGAGTAATCGTGTCAAAAGAAAAATCTCCACTATTCAAAATTATTGATTCGATTAATTTCGATAAAGATTTTGATATGATATCTGATTTTAATGACTCAGATTATCTTCCTTTTATGATTAATAAGGCGATGAGTATGGGTGTGTATACTCATCTTCCTGCACAAGAAATGAATCTCCGATCATCATTAGATAAAACAATACAATATAAATACTATCTGTATAGTGTCCGAAAGAAAAAGCGTTTCAATCCTTGGGCAAAGAAATTACAAACATCAGATAAAGCAAAAATTATAGCTGAATATTATGATATTTCTCTTAGAAAAGCCAAAGAATATGAAAATCTCGTCTCTTCTGAAGACCTAAAGAATATGAAAAAATATCTAGATAAAGGTGGTGTCAAAAAGACTGACACCTAAGAGGAATAGTAATGACTGATAGAATTGGAAATTTGGTTGATTCTTTTATAGAAATTAACTTGGCTTCAGAAGAAGCGTTTTTGCTTTGTAAGGAAACTCTTACAAGAATTGGTATTGCGTCTAATAAAGAAAAGAAGTTGTACCAATCTTGTCATATCCTTCATAAGAAAGGAAAGTATTATCTAGTTCACTTCAAAGAATTATTCGCCTTGGATAATAAGGCAAGCGGATTAGATGAAACGGATAAGGGACGAAGAAATACTATCGCCAAATTGTTACACGATTGGGGATTGTGTGAAGTAGTCGGTTCTCAATATATTGGGGAAGATGTTGAAACAGGAAAGAAGATTTGGAAGTATCCTGATAAGATGTCAAATTTTGGTCCAATTAATAAGATCAAAATTATTCCTCACTCAGAAAAGAATAATTGGGAACTTGTTGCGAAGTATTCGATTGGAAAGAAAACATACTAAAAAGATTGGGAGGCTTTTGGCCTCCCATTTTATTTACTCTTTACAATATAACCCAATTTTCCGTCTACTCTGTTTGTCTTATATCTTGTACCAGATTCGATCAATACGTTTGTTACAGCATCATCCGGCCATTTTGTATCGAACTTCGAGAATGTAACAACCCCAGATTTTGCTTTTGCTTTTGTGTAAACTTGAATTACAGTTCCGTTTAATAGCATTGATGCAACTCTACTAAATTGAATATCTTCTGTTTCATTAATATAAGCACAAACAGATTTCGCAACACCAGCGATTACATGATAGTATGGATCTGGTTCTTTTCCTGCGCCTGGTTTGATTTTATCTCTCATTTCAATTATTTTACTATTCAATTTTGTATTTGGATCTTTTTTGAGATTTTGAATTATCTTTTTATCAGAATCTTCTAATAACCCTAAATGTACACCAATTAGAACTGGCGCCATTTCTTGGTTCTCTTCAGCAACAATTCTCATAATTTCAATTTCTTTTTGGTATTCATCAAACATATCTTTATCTTTATAATCTTTGTAAATCTTATATAGATTAGTTACAGATGCTTTTGCTGATTGTGCAGCAGAACCAAACTTAGAAGAAATATTTACTTGAACATCGCCTGATGTTAAATAAGAATCGTATAGACCTTGTGTAACTCCTGTTGGGAAGTTAATCTTAAATCCAGTTAAGTCTGACTCTCCTGCTAGAACTTTAAGACCATCTCCTGCATTTCCAGTATAATTTCCAGACATTAATGCAATTGGTTGTAAGATTTCAGCAAAATAATTTGTAACACCTGTTTCTCTTAATTCGCCGAGAACTATTGGTGTCTTTGGATAACCTTCTTTAATTGTTTCTTGAGTTGCTAGGTATAAAGGTGAATCTTTACCGAAAGCCGCTTCTACTTGTTTTAGAATATCATCCGGAGTAAGATTTTCCATTCTGGTCAAGAAGTCAGTTGGTTTCAAACCAGATTCTTCTTTTGCAGTTGCTTTTGATTTGTATTCAAAAAATCCAGGATTAGAATTTTGCCAAGCCTTTGTTCCTGGTTTAACCCACTTACCAAAAAGAATTTCTTCTCCATCAGAATTCTTAAATGTTGCTATTCCTAACGAAGTTAGATTAGATAGAGGTTTATTCACAAAAGTGACAGAATCTATATCTCCTTCAAAATCATCTTTTGTTGGAAAGAATTCTACGCTTACAAATGTGATGGGAGAGTTATCTTTATCAACGAAAGTTTCGCCTGGTCTTCTATTTGTAAGACCTTCTCCTTCTACTATAAATTGTTTAAATG